GAGTGTGCTTCAGAACACAAGGAAGAACTTTTAACACAAGTGGTCAACATCTTATCAAATGATGAAGATTCCAAAGGACCAACGATAGCACCGATATGCTCGTCGTATCTAAAAGATCTCTTGAGAAAAGTCGATTCTTCAATACTAATGTACGGAACACTCTCAGCTTCCTTGTCCGCCATCGTGTACTCAACACCAATGAGTCTCAAAGCAACGGATATACGGGTGTGATTAAAATCAGGGCACTCAGGCGAAACACCCATAAGATTGTCATCACCATAAGTTCCTAAATTAACATTGGATCGAAAAGTGCTGATTGGCTTTTTGCTGACATAATAGTATGCATACCTCATATACAAACTGTTAACAATGCAATTGATAATCACAGTTAGTGGATGTCCTGATGGATTTCCTTGGAATTCCAAGAGATCACCATTGAAGTCAACTTCGTGATATGCCGTGTCATAGGCAATACATCGAAGCACCATCAAATCTTCTGGAGGCCAACCAGCTAACTCACCCAAGCGGATAAGTATGTTGAATGCAGCCAATACAAAAATAGCACACATGCGTTTATCAAAGAATCTGTAATCTCCACCTATTAATCGTTTCTTGCCAAACTTTGTCAAATAGTCGTGCAGCTCTTGCCATTCTTTGGATTGTGCCACAATACCAGGCATAGCTTCAAACACAAAAGGATTATTCTGAATGAGACGAATATGTGAAAGAAAATATCTCCTTACAACCAACATCCACGCAAATTCACCGCCCATAAAAACACGAGTTTTTCCTGATTTCACTTTTGCTGCAGGTACTGGTTCATCCTTCAAATGAGCACAAAATTGAGGGTGAAATCTTCTACCTTCACTATAACACTTCTCAATTTCTTCCATGCGCTTCATAATAACATCATCAACTTCAGTAATCTTCCCAGCATCATCAACTGTCATGAAATTCTTTTTAGATTTCTTAAAAGGATTTCCAGCACTAGTGGACTTATTGATCTGATCAACATACGTAACCCCATCAGCTCCGTTCAATGCAACATCAAGATTATAAACCTCTAATTGCTTGATCTTATCTCCCAATCCAGCTACTATGTCATTAAAAAAGGCATCTTCACACTTTCGAAGTACTTCACTATTGTAAGTGTGTGATGGCGTACTCATGTCTTTAATAGCTATATGCCAAGGTCGCCAATCCATAGCAGGTGGACCATATTCATCATTGTAACCCAACTTTTTAACATAAGGATGTATAAAAGTGCGAGTAACTTTAGATTTATGTTTGGCCCGATACCCCACAAAACTACCAATGACACCGACCGTACCTTTCTCTAAAAATCGAACTGACGATTTTTGATGAATAGGTCCTAATTGGCGTTCATAACCAGGAGCACTAATGGAAATAGTCCCACTCTCAACCTGTGGAGTGTATGTATCCTGCAAAGCATTCAACATTCGCTGCGAAATGTGTTGAAAGAAAACCTTACCTGTCTTGCCACATGTATGGCTACCCAACAAAACTTGGGAACCATCTATGTCTGCTAAACAAATAGATCCACAATCTCCATTTTGAGTATCTACATTGACATGACCATGATAACCAGGAACATTAAATACTGGACAAGTACCAGAATGAATATTACTGATCTGACTCATTCTCAATGTACCACTTCTATCTCTCATAACGTATGTACCACGGTATCTACCTTCTATGGGCTTATCCTTGGGAAAATACTTCAAAAGAGAAGAGCCTGGAGGAACAGCACGCAACTCAATAATAACAAGGTCAGAATTCTTAGCTGTGCGTATATCTGAAGGTCCAAAATGAACTCCAAAAACATTGCGCGAAACGTTCTGTGCACAATCTTCCAGGATAATATCCATTGTTCCTGTACCTCCTTTGTATGCATGCTTATTAAACACCCACAAATTTCCGCGAACATTAACAGCTGTGGTAGAGTGAATTTTACCAGGTATATTGTCCATGCGCATGTTGAATCTAGCAGTTGCTCTACTCAACTTGCCCAACAGTACATTACCTTGAGCACACTTAGATTCTCCTGATATGTCCACACTAGAAGGTTTATAAGGATCATGGTAATAGAATGTGGGCTTTTCCATCGTGGTTGGTTTAGGCACCACTCCAACAGAATGCTGCGATTGCATACCTGACGAACGCCACATGTTGTAAAGTGATCTTAACACAACAGCACTTGATAAAAATGCAACCAAAACACGCAAATGCTTGGAAGAATAATACTTGTGCTTTATCATATTACCAGAAAGACGAAAGATGAGTCTAGCACATTCAAGATCGCTGGAACACACCATTCTAGCTATCTTCAACTTCCATAAATCACCATAACGGAACATCAGGATATATGCGATAATGATCCAGAAATAGGTGACAAAACAATAAAACGACGCGGAAAATAGCATAAACATCCAAAAACCGAATCGAAATGAAGTCATAGCATAGTAGAAGGCACAATAAATCCAGATATAATATGGCACAGTCAACCAATATGCCACATGAGGAGAAAATTCAGGGAAAGATTCCGAAGTAATAAGATTGTGCTCTAAAATTTGAACAGCTACCCATAATTTCGATTTCAAATACCAAGACATGTTCTGCTTCTGTAAAAAGGCAATTATATCAAAGTCTTCTACTGGAGCATCTTGATTAGTCACTGGAATATCCTGCTCGGCTATAGGAGCAGCCTGATCTTCCGTAAAATTGTTCTCCAAAGATTCTGTATCCTGAGAGTCAGCCTGTGCTTCAAAAAATTCATCACACAAACATCCGGAAAGGGGTCGATAGCAATCAGCACAGACTTCAACATCCATCATAGTCGTATCCGCACTCTTAGCTTTCTTCTGAGCCTCATCATGAATCTTAGCTTCACCAATATACCAGGCTAAGAAATCATTTATCTCAGTGAATTCCTTAATAGGTTTATAGGTTGTGCGTTGATTATCGGTGTCAACATTGGCTGCGGGTATGGGAATACTAACTAGAAAATTCCAGATATTCATGTACTCTCCATCTTCAGTAACTGGAATCTTAGTTGAATCTGCCATAATGTTGTATTTGGCATAAGCAGGTTTGATCTTAGCGGTCACAACATAACTCATGCGTCGAGCGACAGCAAATGGGCATGAAAAATAAGCATGCAAATTAAGATCTTTGCAATTGGTTGTACCAATCAAAAGTTCAGCACGAATTGGAGTGCGCCCTTTATCGCATAAGTCTGCTTGAGGAGGCACATAGGCAACTGAATTCTTAACTTGCAACAATTCCTTCAGTGTAGGATCAAGTTCACCGTTAGGTTTCAAAAAAGCAATATCATCCATAACTATACACCATTGAGTGGAATTGAACCCAGACCAAAATTCATCGGCTGGAGAACGAGTATACATGTAATCAGCTGTCGTAGGAAGCTTAAACACTTTACCATAATGGTAGAATAAAATTTGCTTCAACTGACTTTTGCAAATACTCGATGATCCATGTATCAATATACCGAAGGGGTCTTTGCGAGGTTCTTGAGCAGATTTGCGCGTAACTTCTGCACTCTCGCAGAGCTGCAATTCATTAAGTAATCGCATGATCGTCATTTTCTCATATCGCTCTAAACCAGATGTAAACTTGGAGATGCTTTTGCCTTTCTCTATGTTACTCTTCAATTCATTCAAATATCTGAATCTATTAATACCATGTGGCTCGGGATTGGATAACAACTTAGATTCTCGCACCAATCGTTCAGCGTCAGAAAGCCATTTTTCATACGATGCTCCAGAGTGAAAAATTACCATAGGGTCATTGGTATTAAAATACTGCATACCTCTATCGCAAACAAAACACACTGTATCAAGCATACAATGAATCATCTCAACACCAGGTCTATGCGTTCGCTTAATAGCATCAGCCTCAAACTTGGTGAAATTGCAACTATGGAAGTCAATATTGACCCCCTGGAGCAAACCTAAAGACAAAACATACAAAGAAAACTTATAAAGTTTCTTGTAAATAGCTGTCTCTTTAAGTCGATCGTACATTCCCAGATAGTGGCGAGCTTCAGCAAAAACATTATCATGTTCCATATTTTGAGCCTCGTAAAATTCACTTTGCGCACTATAACTCAAATTTTCACACACTTCTCTGTGTAATCTCTTCTCCAGTTCAGGATCAAGACCAACACTACCAGTACATGTACGAAACAAATCTGTCGCAATTCCAATCAGTGTGGACGTAAATCCAAGGCGAGATCCTCGCAATTTGCAAAAATTAACAATTGCGATATATCTGTCAAAGGTGTTACGACTTAATATGAGGTGATGTGCCATAAGGCAAACATCCTCAACCAAATTTACATGAGCTTTGAGAGCATCAGGAATATTGAGATAATGTTCAGAGAATGATTGACCCATATGAGTGCCATGGTATAACCAATTATAAACAGTTCTACCACGAGCAACACAATCGCCATGGGCTATATCTGATAATAGACTCTGTACTTGCCAACCATCCTTGCCCTTCGGATTGACAAAATTAACATCGGAAAGAAGTGAAGAAATCCATTTATCGCGCTCGCGGTCGCGACTCTTAACTCCTTTAACAGAAATGGATTCACTCTGGGCCCTGTGAACATCATCATCGTCACTATCAACAAGTTCAAGATGTTGAAGTCTCAAAACTGCTGAACGAGTCAGATCATATGTCGCACCGTTATCGTAGACAATTTGAGGTCGACGATAAGTACGTTGTTTGGGCTCTACAATTGGAAGAACTTTCTTTGGTGTATATTTATTCTTTTTGTTCTTTTTCGGAAAAATTCCTCTCATAAGAGCGTCGGATAGAGTCTTTTTAGGGACTTCTTCCTTAGGTGGGTCTACCTTCTTTAAGGTAGGAAGCGGATTTGGTGCCCCCTTTACTTGCAGGGCGGTGAATGGTCGATTACCATTCTTCTTTGGTCGTGAGCCCTTGGCTGTCTCACTTCGCTTTTGGCCGGGTAAGGATACTAAGGCTTTCACCCCGGCAATTTCGATATTCGGATAATGGTTGTCTGTCATACTTGCAAAAGAAAAAGAGTTCCAATAACCAAATAGGGTGGGCAGAGGTTCAGGCTGCGCTGAGTCTAACTTTGCCGATAGACCGGTGTTTAGGGAATGGTGTGGTGTATGGTGAAAATTCACCAAAAGGGGCAAAAGCCCCAAAAGGGAGCGTAAAAACGCCCCCGACGTGCAACGGGTTAACATCCCATCTTGCACACACGTTCAAAAGAATCGTGCCTCTAAAAACGCTGGGTTTACACAATAAAATACATTTTACCCAAAAATGTAAGTGGTCAAAGACCGGGGTTGCCGTTATATTCGGAGCGAGCTCTCCTACAGAAAACTTATCTAAGATTTATTCTACTTTAAGTTAATCAAAAGATTTAAAGCTAAAATGTGCCATCGGAATGACAACATATAACTCATTGAATACAATTTAAAAAACCTAAAAGATCACGCGATAATACGCGCTGATCATTTAGAAGAAATTCATAGAACATGCAGTGTTAAAACACTACATG